CAACCCCCTAGCATTATGTGGCTATACCTTTCGGGTCTTCGTTGTTTCATTACTTCGGCTTGTTGTAAGAAAGAGTCTGATAGGTGTTTTAGATTGTCTTTGTAAGTAGTGTGTATGTAAGTGGTGTCGTTCTTGGTTAGGTTGCTTCCCTCTTTTACGCCTTTGTCCTCAAAGAATCTTCTATAGACAAAGTGTTCTTTAGTTGCAGGGTTCATTATTAAAAAAACTCTATTGGGTAAGTCCTTGTGTCTAATAGAGAGGTCTATCTTGTCAAATATAGATTCGTCTGTTAGTTCTTCAGCTTCGTCAAGTACCCACGTAGAAACACCCTGTAAGGATTTAAGATTTGCCGTCTGATCACCGCTACTTGTTTTGATACCTCTAAACAATATCTTACTACCCGATTGTACGTTTATGATTTCGTCCTTTGTAATGTAGAACATCCTTCTTAAATCAAGTAGGTCTATCTTTTCTAGGAACTCTGGTATAATAGAAATGTGAGCGGACTTTAAGGTGTATCTTGTAAATAAGATTGTGTGTCCTTCCTCTAGGGTTAATAAAAGTATAAGGGTAGTGATGTTAAAACTCTTACCGCTACCCCTACCTCCCGTTATTATCGTATACCTTGATTCTGATTGTGGGATTAGTTTGTATTGGCTCTGTAACTCAATCAAACTTTACCAAGTCCTTAAAACTCAAATTAAGACCGCCAGATGTTACATCTATACTTTCTTTAGGTTTACCATACCTGTAGTTAAAATAGAGTTGTATAGCCCTCATATCTCCGTTTAGACATTTATCTCGTAGAATCTTTATTACCTCATCTGATTCTATAATGTTGTCTAGTCGTTCTATAAGTTTGCCTTCTGCATCTTTAGGCTTTCTACCTGCATATCCTTTTGTAGAGTGTCCTCCGTTGTTTTTTCTTCCGTCCATTTAAAATAGATTAACTAATTAATTTATAATATGCGCTTGTATACTTAAAATTCTTTACTCCCCATTTATTAACACTATCATAAGAACATATATAAATATCTGCCGTGTTGTTTTTAAAAGGCATTACAAAAGCATAAAAACCTATATTCTTGTCTTTAAGATGCGCTCTTTCATTAACTAAAAAATATGGAGATGTACTTCTTGTACATTTAACGTCTATTGTTTTATCTCCTATTATTATGTCTGGTTCGCTTACAGGTTTGTCGTTAAGTAATGTATTTAATTTATGTTCAACTCCTATAGAGTGTAAGTAGTGTGAGAATATCAACTCTCCCTTTACACCCATAACATCTAACTCTTCTTCCTTACCATCACGTTGAAAATATTTTACCTTCTTTTTAATTTCTTTATTTGATTTACTTCGCAAACTACCTATTACTTTAGATACCTCGTTAATGTAGTCGGGATATTTAGTGTGTATGTGTCGCATATCTATATAACGAAAAAAAAGTTACATTTTAGACGAATGCACCTCTTTGTGCCTTTAAAACCTTTGCCGTGAGTTCTATTTTTTTAAATAGTTCGTTTCTCTCGTCCATTGTTAAACCGTCTATTACTACGTTGTATCTTATGTTTTCTCTTTTGAGTTCTTGTATCTTTTCGTCTCTTTCCTCTATCCCTCTTAAAAGGTTCTCTATCGTTAATTTACGGTCTTGTAGCGATTGTTCATTAAAGTCCTCGTTTATTATAACCTGTAGACAGTTGTATAAAATCTTGTAATTTTTTTGTTTTATCGCAAAAGGGAAGATGTTTTTTAGATTGTGTATTACAGTTGCGTGGTCTTTGTTAATCGCTTTCCCTACCCTACTTAAACTATAGTAGTTTCCATCGTCTATAAGTTCTTTAGCTATCTTACAATAGACCGCCCTAGCGTATGTTACTTCTCTTCTTCTGTCTTTTTTTGTTATGTCTAAACCTGTTTCTTTTTGTATTAAGTTTACTAACGTATCTAGTTTGTTTGTCATAATGTTCCTCTTATTACGTAATCTTCTAAACTCTCTCCTTGCTCAAAGAAGTCGTTGTAGGTTTCTATAGCGTGTTCTACCTTTTGTTCTCCAGAGTAATAAAACTCTTCTGATACATCAAAGATTCCTATGTCTAGGGTAGCTTTGTCTATTACTAGAAATCTAAACTCCTTATAATCTTTTTTAAATAAGTTGCAGTATATAAAACATTGGCTATCGTAACCGTAGGCTTTAGCTTTATAAGTCGGGAAGGCTTTTAGGTCTTGTGTGGTCTTTAAGTCCACTAGAACGTTTCCTATTACGTCTGCCTTTGCCCTAAACGGATAACCGAATATCATATCTATTGCAGGTACTTCAAACTCCGAAGCTGATAACAAGTCTATAGCAAATTTGTTTTTTAGTAGTGCATCTGCCATTCGTTCTGCTTCGTGCTTTTCCTTGATCGTGTAAACCTCTCCTAGTTCTATCTTGGCATCTTTGTACTTTTTGGAGTTCTTGCTTTGTACGTCTACGAAATTCAGTTGCTCAAACTTTTGAGGTTCTAGTATTGATAAGTGGAATAGTCTTCCGTTTCTTAAAGCCTGTGTTTCTATGTTTCCGTATTCGGTTGCGTACTTGTACTTTTTAGGAGAATCGTTTAGGAGTTTAACCGATGAAGAACTCAAAGCTGCTTTTCCTAAATAGCCGTAGTAAAATGTATCATCGTACATCTTCTCTAGTAGTTCTTCTTTGTTCCAAGTTTTGTAATCTAGTAATGTCATATTCTTTGCTCTAGTGCGTGTATATCTTTTGTTAAAATGTCTATTTCTTCTTGTAGTTTGCTTTGGCTTTCTTCTGCTTTTTCTTTTAATGCTCTTGCCTTTAAAAGGTCGTTCTCTAATTGATTGATGATATACTGATACGTAAAAGCATTAGACCGTAGTCGCTCGGTGTAGATATGTATCTCACAAAACCACCCTAACAAATTAGCTACGGCTTCTGTAGGTTTACGTTTTAGTTGTTCATTAAGTAAGGTGGAGACTTTATCTATATTGTCTGTGTATATCGCCCACTCTTTGTCTTCTTGTTTGAGTTGCTTAGTAACTCGTGTCTGTAGTTCTGTTGGTTCTACCATAATCTTTGTTTTTGTTGATATAAATATATAACGAAATGTAATTTATGATTAACCAATATCGTACGGGTCGTGCATTACACTACAAATAGCTTTCATACCTTCAGCCTTATCGGTATAGTATCTTTGTTGTGCAGTTTGAAAAATCTTACCCTGTAGCCCTGTATAGTCCTTAAGCAGTCTTTCAGCTACTGCTTCAGATATCCTTAGGCATTCCATACCACCGTCATCAAACACTTCGTAATCGAAGTCCACATATAACGCTTTCTTAGAATAGTAACCCTTATCAGTCAAATGTCTGATGTCGTAATCCTTATAGCTTCCTTCATTATTAACTTCTAAAGTAGCTTTGTTGATGTCTATACCTTTGCTTGTTCTCGTGTGGTTATAAATTATAAATTCCATAATTTTATTTCTTTGTTTTTGTCTAAGACGCTTCGCAGCGTTTCGCCTACTAAAGGCTCGTCAGTTAGACTTTTATTAGAAATGTATTTCCTCGTTTTTCCAAGCATCTACCACATCTTGCAAACTTTGTAATGGCTCATATCCGTTCTCAAGTTGTTCCCAATTTAAGTAAGTATCTTGACCTAACCAATAAACTTTTTCTATTTGACAAGAGTGGTCAAGCACCACGCAACCTTTTTCTCCAATAGCTGGAGTAGTGTAGATTTCAATTTCGTTTCCTTTTGACGTTGTAAATTTTGCGATAGTTTTAATCATAATTTTAATCTTTGTTTTTAATTATACTGCAATATAATACTTATTAACAATATTCCAAACTTTTATAAACTTTATTTTGTTACTACTACGTGAGTGAACCTTTTTTAAGTCTTCTATATCTACGTTGTAGTTTATTCTGATGGCTTGGCTTTCTTCTAAATAGTATATCTCTTTGTCTGTTTTGGTTGAGTCCCACATTGTAGTTTGTGGGCATCGTTGTATAGTGAGTTCTGGTAGTGTTAGGTCGTTTAGATGATAAAGGTAGTTTCCTTTTGGGTCGGCTACAAAGTACAATCTTACCCCGTCAAATTGAGACAAACAATCGTACTTCTTTTTCTCTAGCATTTTAGTCTCATAGTACTTTGTTCTAAACTTCATCTCTATAACACAGTCCTTTCCTTTTATCGTTTTGCCTATGCCATCGTAACAAAGATTCTGGTCTCCTATCCATTCTATTTCGTAGCCCATTACGTTCATTACACCTATTACGGCTTTCTCTAGGTTATCCCACTTGTTCATATAAATCGGTTAGGTGTTTTATCCATTTGTTGACCTGTTTCTTGTTACAACTACAAGGTACTTGCTTTGGATGATTAAAGTACTTTGCGTGTAAATCTGCCACAACGTTCAACTGTTGGTAGGTTATGTTCTCTTGTCCTATTATTGGTTCAAATAGTTTCTTGTCGTTCTCGGTCATTACAAGTTAATTGATTCAACCACACCTCTCTTTCATAACATCCGCAGTCTTCTTTTCCAAACTTACGGGCTATCCATAAGGCTATAGTATACGCATTACCAAAAGTCAAT